AACGGATTACGTAGACTTCACCGCCTACAATGGTGACGCTTCAACAAGAAGCTTACAGTGGGGTGGAGCTGGTCAAGGAACCTGGTTCTCCGCATCGCTTCTGACTGTTGGTGTCGGTGCTCAAGGTACGCAAGGTACGACGGGTACCCAAGGTGCCACGGGAACTCAAGGCGCAAACGGTACACAAGGAACCACTGGCGCACAAGGCACTCAAGGTATTCAGGGTCACACCGGAATTCAGGGCTTCACCGGCCTACAAGGAACTACCGGCCTACAGGGTGCCACTGGAACCACGGGTAACACAGGAATCCAGGGTACAACAGGTGCGACAGGTCTAACTGGGACTCAAGGAACTACGGGAGCAACTGGAGCCACCGGAGCTCAAGGAACCACAGGCGCAACTGGTAACACGGGTGCCCAGGGTACAACTGGAACTACTGGACCTACAGGTATCCAAGGCTCTACCGGTGCTACCGGCGCAACAGGTGCCCAAGGCACAACTGGCCTTCAAGGAACCACGGGACTGCAAGGTATAACAGGCAGCCAAGGAACAACAGGTACTCAGGGTGTCCAAGGCGTTCAAGGTAGACAAGGAACACTAGGTCTTCAGGGCGTTCAGGGTGTTACTGGAGCTACCGGCAAAAACTACTTAATCAACGGTGCCTTTGACATTGCACAAAGAGCAAACGTACAAATAAGCGGAACCTCGGGAGGTGCCACGTCGGCATACACCCTAGACCAGTGGAGAGCTACATCTAGCGGCACTGCAGCACCGGGAGTTACTTCAGTGACGATCAGTCGAGTTGACTCGACCGCAAATATGATCACTGGATATGACTTCCCATACTATGCAACTTTTGCAACTGTTTTACAGGTAAGCGGAACAGTAACTGGAGTTACTAACATGACTCAACGTATTGAAGACGTTAGGACCCTAGCTAACCAACAAGTTACTCTGTCGTTCTGGGCAAAGATTGCTAGCGGAACTAACTCAAACTTTGTCTCAGTCATTGAACAAAACTTTGGTTCTGGCGGAAGCGCAACGGTTACAAACACTAGCTCAGCGATATCTCTAACAACAACTTGGACAAGATTCTCATACACAGTAACACTAGGATCCATGTCCGGTAAAACAATCGGAGGATCCAATTTCCTGGCCGTCACTCCTCTGCAGCTGCCCGGAGCAAACTTTGCAACACTGACCGTTTCTATCGCTGGAGTGAAACTAGAAACTGGAGCATCAGCAACAAGTTTTGCCCGACTAGGTGACTCTCTCGATGAAGAACTTTCAGCATGTCAAAGATACTACTGGAGGTTCAGTGGCTCTGGTACAGCAACACAGGTCTCGGTGTCTAATGGAGCATACTACAACACAACGACATGCTACGCATCAATTAGACACCCAATTTCCATGAGAACAGCCCCATCATTCTCAGTTAGTGATACAGCTGCACTAACTGCGTACGCAGGCGGCTCTTCAAGAGCGAGTACAAATATAACTGGAGGAACTGTCGTATCTAGAGAAGCTACAGAAATTAGCATTACTACAGCCACAGCGACATCTGGCCACGCGGCGTTTATTCGATTCCCAGCTAACAGCACCGACTACATGGAGTTTTCGGCGGAGCTTTAGGAAATAGTATGACATACGAATTTATCACCACAGATACAGGCGAACAAGCCCTTAAAGCCACGGACCCATCTGGGCAAGTATGGTGGATCCCACAGGAACCTGATAACTCTATGTATCAGGAATACCTAAAGACTATCTAACCCAGAGCATACCAACGTCTGCGGTAGGCCTTAGGGCTGATCGCATCCACCCATCCGAGACCCACCAATACTCTTTGGAGCGACGATCATCCTCAAGATCTAGATCGTTAGTAATAGACAACCACTCTTCCTCTGGCTCTAGTAAATGATCCTCTATAAACTGAAGCCGGTACTCTGTGTACCCCAGGGAGCGTAAATATAGGAGTTGCTCCTCGTGATGATTCATCGTTTCTTGAGTCCACTCAAGCGCTAGCTTTCCAGCATACTTTGACATACCACCAAGCACAGCCCACTCTGCACCCTCGACGTCTATTTTGATCAGATCTGGCTGGCCATACTGCTCGATGAGCCAATCGATCGTGCAAGTATTGACGGAGATCGTACGAAACTCTTTTCCGTAGTATGGCATCTTTGGATCAGTTAACCATGACTTTTCAAGAGTGGAGAGCCCGTCTTCTACACATTCGTAGAACTCTAGACGCTCTCCTACTTTTTCTCCTACAGCTAACCGAAGCGGGACAACATTTGGTTCGTAAATAAAATTTCGCACTAGTTCAGCAAACACACGAGGAGCTGGCTCTAAAGCAATGACTTTATAGCCGGCCTTCACCCCCGCAACAGTGGCGTCGCCTCGATTAGCTCCAATATCAAATAGTAGCTTCATAGGGATCCAATCTTCTTAAATTGCTTAAAGCTGCCTCTCGGTATTCTTCGTTTGTAAACTTGTCGTATGCCAACTCCCTGAGCATGGTCAAACTTTCGTCCTGGCGACCGATCCACCAAGCTGCAATAGCTTGTTGAAAGTCTAGAGCATATGCCCCGGGATAGCCAACGTCTACAGGCAGATCAAACAACTGACGTGTGTGCCACGAACCCATGACTGCAAAAGTATAGCTCTCCTGCCAAGCACCAGACTTTTCGTAAAACTTGGACATCAGTAGGTATGCCTCGGGCCTATCAGGCATGTATGCAATTGCCTGAAGAAGTACGTTGCTTACAGTCAGGCTTCTATCTTTTTGTCCCTCAATGCAGATTGAAACTCGAAGCAGGGCAGCGTAAGTTAGTAGGTAGTCTGTCTTGTATCCGTATTCAGCCGCGCGTAGGTAGAATCCAACAGCCGATGCCGTTTGACCCAGCTTCTCATATTCAACAGCAATCGCTAAGTTCTTCTCCGGATTCAGTGGATCCGTAGACGCATCTACAATTAAACGCTCAATAATCTCGTTAGAACTCATAAGTGAGTGCCTCCAGAATCAAATCTTCAACTACAACCTTTGGTGTGCGAAGCACGAACGCCGCGTTGTCCTGTAACCCAAAACTAATCAAAAGATCGTCACCGTACTTAGCAGCCCCAGCAACAAACTCGACGCGAGCCTCTAAGAAAGTAAAAGGTTCAGGAGATAAACCAATAAGGTTGAATTGCTCGTCCCAAACGACTAGGCGGTGTCGATAGATGCCGTCTTTTTGATCGAGGTAGTTTTTGAATAGATCGACTTCATGGGTAATAGCGATATATACGTTCCCCCACCGGACAACCTGAGACCCACCGCGCTGGTCCTTAGGCGGGATAAGCCCAGGGGTTAGGGACACCTGCTCACAGCGGGCCGGCTCATCCGGCCAAGTGCGAACTACTTCAGTTGGGCTAGTCCACTTCACAAAGTGGAAAGGCTTGTCAAGAATCGGCATCCAGTTCTTTTCGCAGTAGGAAGTGTTGTCCCCCGGAGTGGGAATACGCAGACGTGAGACCTCGCGAATCTCCCAAGTCTTTTCGTCAATCTCAAGCTCACTCAGCTCCATGCGACCCTCGCCATGAGCGGTGGTGTCGCGACGAACCCCAATGTTGTAGTACTTACCTTCCCACTGAACTAGGCGGCAATCTTCTTCGCCAGTGAACTCCCAGAGGGGCTCAACGTCGAGCTTTGAGGTATCTACAACACCGTGCCCGATCATAGAGAGATTCGAGTCAAGTTTGCAGATATAGTTAGTCGTACGAAGAGCCTGATCTTGCTCTGGATGTAGGTAAGATAGTGGCCCCCAGCGGCTAGGAAACCGTTGGTCGTTCTCCGAGTGATAGAGAGTGTAGTTAACGTGTCGCAAGTTTACAAGAATCTCGTTCTTGTCGTTTACAAACACAGACGGGTTCATTAGCCCGGTGCCAGAAGTCAACCCCTCTGAGATAACTAGTGGGCTAAGTTTGCCTCCGTAGGCAACAGATTTTTGGACAAGATTGTTATGTGTCATTGTCTAAATTCTAGCACTATTATTGGGCACTAGTGTAGACTAAACACACAACTTAATTTGGAGCACAATGACAAACGACAATAAAAAATTATATAGAGTGGATTGGAAGCACACTAGCGACCTAGCTCCAGGACAGGTATTTGATGAGTACCTATTTGTCCCAGCGACATCTGAGATTGAAGCCACCAAAGACTTATTCGGAACGGATTTTAAAATCCGGGAAGCAAATATTGAAGAAATCGAAGCCTACGTTCGCGGTTATGAAGATGGCTATGACATAGGCATTGTAACTGAAAGACTTCAAAATGCAGACCCTACTGGGTCAGTAAAGATTGAAGATCTAGAGGAGATTTAGTTGGTAAAAATTATTGGACTAAGCGGGTACGCAAGATCCGGCAAGGACACCATAGCTGATTATCTAGTGGAGAATCACGGATTTATCAAGATATCTTTTGCAGGCCCAATGCGCGAATCTCTTTATAAACTTAATCCAGAGATCAGAGACATGACGGGGATGGTCTACAGCTTTCAGCAGGCAGTAGATTTATTCGGCTGGGAAGCTATGAAAACATACTTCCCGGCATACCGAGGTTTGATGCAGCGCATGGGGACTGAAGTAGGCAGAGAAATGTTTGGAGAAAATTTTTGGGTAGACCAAGCGATAAAGCGAATCCCGGAAGGATCTATCGTAGTGTTCTCGGATGTTAGATACCAGAACGAAGCAGATGCAATCAAGCAAAACGGGGGAGAAGTTTGGCGAATAGAGCGTCCAGGAGTAAGCGCCCCTAACGACCACACTTCAGAGCACGATCTAGAAAACTATGAGTTTGACCACAAGATCATGAACTACGGTCCCATTGAGGACCTATACAAAACGGTAACAACCATTCTTACTGACCTATAATTAATACGTGGATATAGAACCTACCGACCTAGCAATACTCTACGCACGAGTATCTACCCAGCTGCAAGTGAACGACGGCGTGTCCCTTGACGTCCAAGAGCGACAGCTCCATCAAGCAGCCGAGATGGCCGGATACACACTTATTGAGCTTGTCCGAGAAGAAGGACGCTCTGGAAAAAACATTAGTGGCCGACCAGCATTAACTGACGCACTGAAGAGATTAGACGCTGGAGAAGCTAAAGCACTTTTTGTCACTCGCATCGACCGCCTGGCTCGCTCGACTCAGGACTTTCTAAGCGTTGTGGACCGAGCTAATAAGAATGGCTGGCGTCTTGTGATGCTAGACCTCAACCTAGATACCTCTAGCTACCAAGGCCGCTTCGTAGTTACTATCATGTCCGCCCTGGCAGAGATGGAACGCGGCATCATTGCCGAGCGTCAGAAGGACGTGCACAAAGACCGACGAGCACGCGGAGTTGTCTGGGGCGTAGACATGGGACCAAAAAATAAAACACCAGAAGAAATAAAACAGCGTATTGTTGCCGAAAGATCTTTAGGATTCTCATATCAAAAAATAGCAGACTCTTTAAATAAAGACAGCATACCAACTCAAAATAATAAAAAGTGGTATGCAACCACCGTAAAAAATATTCTTAGTTAGATTATTTTTTAATAGCTGTAAGGTCTAGCTCAGCAATATACTTACCACTAAATACGTAGTCACCGGCATGAACAACAGTTACCCACGGGGCAGCATATACTTGTCCACCCATTTCACGCCACTTACGGCAGAAGTGGTAATCCTCCGATAGAAGAATACCGTCCTCCGTAATGCTAGTGGTAAAGTACTCAGTAACCATTCGATTAAAATCAAACTGAGCGTCTGCACCATTCATGGCGTACTTAGGGCACAGAGGTTCCATCTTTTCAAAGACAGATCGGTGGATCAGCATCAAGCCGGTTGCAACTTCGGAAACTTCTACCGGCTCATCAATTTTTAAAGTTGTCTCACCGGGAAGCATATTCATTGCAAAAATACCCGAGTAGTCTTGTAAATTTTCCCGACCCTCGAGGGCAGCTTTTCTTACATTCTCCCAGTTTATGTTCTTCATTGGATATATTCCACCAATAAGATCTTTTTTAGTTTCAATCATGGCAATTACATCGGCCGTATTAAAGCCTTCGTCTGCGTCAACAAAAAACAAGTAATCAGCATCGCTTTCCATAAACTCTTTTACTAGATTATTTCTAGCTCGGGTAATCAAACTTTCGTTGTAAACCTTAGAGAACGACACAGCGTACCCACGCTTCGCTAGCTCAAAGGTTAGGTTCATGATGCTATCTACATAGATGCCTTTACAGTTTCCCCCGTACATAGGAGTGGCGATACGAATGTGCATTAAAATCCTTCTAATTTAAGAAGGGGGCCGGAACCAAAGTTCCGACCCCCAATGTGCCTCTCTCCCAAGGAGCACATTTATATTCTATCGCACTACAGGGTGATATCGATAGAAATTTTTAATTGTATTTTTATTACCTAGCTAATCTTGCTGCTAGCCCCCAGTTGATGTCATTAGACTCAACAGACCTAGGCATCATGATGTAGTTTTTAATCTCAGCGCGAGAGCCTTGGCCGCTAATCGGTAGACCTCGGTCTGACAGCTTTCGCTGGAAGGCAATCTGAGTCATAGGACGCTCACCACGCTCATCACTCCACGCACGGTAAACAGCGTAAACTTCTTTAACACGAGTGGCAGATCCGTCAGCCTCTTTCATCTCTTCCGACAAGAACATGCCAATGCGGTCCTCGTTCTTGCGATAGATATCTGCAGCCTCTGAAACAGCTGTACACCAACCAAGAGGGTCGCGAGCAGAAGATCCTAGATACTTAATAGCACCCTCAACAGCCCAAGACAGGACAGCCGGTAGACCACCCTCCGAGTCAAAAAGATACGCCTTTAGGTCTGGGTCAGAAGACTCCGGAACGTTGCTCCATGGGATCGGACGAATACGACGCCACATGGCATCATCGGTAATCATAGGGCGGTGGTTAGTAGTAACCCATAGTTTGGCCTGAGCCTTAAATGTGAATGGTTTTTCACCAGGAGAACGTGCCGAGATTTCAGATGAGCCAGTTAACTTCTTAATAGCGTTTTCTTTAATTCGCTCTGATTCTGGAAGCTCATCGACCCAAACCATACGCTTACCACGAAGCTCAGCCCAGTGGTAGAGATCGGTGCTGCTAGTAGCCCCACCGTTGTCAGCAAGGATGCTCGAGTCTAGTGGCCAAGCGTACTGCTGAGTGCCTAGAGCTTTAACTACAGCTTCAACAAAAGTGTTTTTACCAGAGCCTGGAGGTCCGTAGACCAGGAACATA